TTGATAAGAATGTTTTTGATAATCGATTAGATAAAATCAAGCAAAAATCTCAAGGACGACTCATCATCAAAGAATATCCTACTGCCGGTGCCCATGCCGGTCACTTCAGAGCTTTGTTGGAAGAATTGAAATTGAAACAAGAATTTAAGCCTGATATTATCTATATCGATTATCTTAATATCTGTAATTCACAAAGATTGAGACAGGGTGCAAATGTTAATTCATATACGTTTGTTAAAACGATTGCTGAAGAAATTCGTGGTCTCGCCGTTGAGTATGCAGTACCAATTGTGAGTGCTACTCAAACCACAAGATCTGGGTTTACAAGCTCAGATCCTGGACTTGAAGATACTTCTGAGTCTTTTGGTCTACCAGCAACTGTTGATTTAATGTTTGCACTTATCTCTACCGAAGAACTCGAAGAACTTGGCCAGATTATGGTTAAACAGTTAAAGAATCGTTATGCAGATCCTTCTTATTATAAACGTTTTGTGATTGGTGTAGATCGATCTAAAATGAAACTATTTGATGTAGAAGTATCAGCACAAACTAACTTATCTGATGCTGGTCAAGATGATACTCCAGTATTTGATAATTCATCATTTGGGTCTAGAATGAAGACCGAAGGATTTAAATTCTAATATAACTGTTTATAAATATATTAATACCCTAAATTGTTACAATTTGGTTACAAAAAAGTAGTGTACATTAATTGTAATATAGGGTATAATATAATTATAGAGAGATTATGTTAAAATTTAAACAATACATAAATGAAGTAAATAAAGAATTCAAAGATAATGGATTAACAATCTTTGACATTGATGATACTTTATTCCATACTACTGCTAAAATTGCTGTCATGAAAGACGGCAAAAAAGTTAAAGAGTTAACTAATCAGCAGTTCAATACATATAAACTTAAAGCTGGCGAAAAGTTTGATTTCAAACAATTCAAAGATGCTGATAAGTTCTATAAAGAATCTCAACCTATCGAAAAAATGCTAAGCAAAGCAAAAATGATTATCAAAAATGTAGGTAAAAAACCTGGTAGTCGTATTGTAGTTATTACAGCAAGAGATGATTTTAATAACAAACAAAAATTCTTAAAAACTTTCACTAAATATGGTTTAGATATGAGAAAGATAAGAGTCGAAAGAGCTGGTAAAATCAATGATGTTTCGAATGTAGCTCTTAAAAAAGTTGTTATTATAAGAAACTATCTTAATACTGGTAACTTTAGAAGAGTCAGACTCTTTGATGATTCAATGGCTAACTTAAGAGCTTTCTTAGCAATGAAAAGAGATTTTCCACAAGTATCATTTGAAGCATACTTTGCTAAACCTAATGGATCAGTAAAGGTAATTAAATAATGGCATATGATTTTTTTCCAAAATCTGTAGATGAAATACAAAACAGACTTAAAAACTGGTCTGAAACACAGCGTGAAGAAGTGATTAGATTATTTAATGAACTTAAATCTAGTATGCCAGATCCAATTAATATTGATATTGCAAAGAAAACATTAGTCAATGTTTCAAGACAATTGCAAGGTAAGTTTACTGTACCACAAATAACTGGTAAAGCTAGATTGCACGCAATTAAAATTAAATTTGGTAATGGATCTTCTGGTAATCGTGGTTCAAATAACAGAGGTAATTTATTTGAAACTGAATTCCATACTGCGCTATTAAAATGGTGGGAAGGAGAACAGTTAACAGATAAAATTATGTTAGATGCTATTGAAGACTTAGATAAAACATATCAAATCCGTAAAAGTAAAACGTTTAAAGCAGAAATATTAGGCGGAGAAAACACAAGACGTCCACTAACATTTGGTAGTGATATTGTATTAAGCAATCCTAAAGGACAAGGCCTTGATGTTGGTAAATCATTAACAGATATTACTATCACTCTTGATAATAAAGAAATTTATTTAAGTTTAAAACTTGGATCAACCACAACATTCTTTAATGTTGGTGTTAAAACTATATTACCAGATGCAGATATTAAAAGTTACAATATAAAAAATAAAAATGGTAAAGCTCTACTTAAATTATTTGGAATAAGAGAAGATTTATTTTGTGATGTGTTTAATGGTAAACTTAAACAAAAGGTCATAGAAACACCACGAGTAGATACAAATAAAATTACAAAATTATTAGCATCAGGTATAGGTCATAACTATCATGTTATTCACAGATTTCCAAGTAAAATCTTAAGTAAAAATATGGATAAAAGTGCTATGTTAAAAGCTGCTTCAATAAAAGGTGGTGTAAAAGTGTATTATGGCGGTAAAACAGGAACAGGTAAAAGAATTAATGTAGAGTTTCAATCAGGAACTTATACATTTAGTATTAATATAAGGGACACTCAAGGTGGTAATGGTTACCCTACTCGAATGATGTGTGATTTCAAATATGCTTAATTTAAAAGATTATATAGTAGAATCAAAGAATGTTCATATGGAACATTTAGAAGATCTTGTATTCAATGAAGGTGTTAATGGCACACGTAAAGCTATTAACTTTTTACAAGACTTAAGAAATATGCTTGCTGGTCACAGTGCATCTAAGATTACATCAACCGTTAAATGGGATGGTGCTCCTGCAGTTTTTGCTGGTATAGATCCTCGAGATGGTAAGTTCTTTGTTGCTAAGAAAGGTGTATTCAATAAAGATCCAAAAGTATATAAGACTGTTGCTGATATTCGTAAAGATACATCAGGAGATCTAGCAGCAAAGTTAACAATTGCACTAAATGAATTTAAGAAACTTGGTATTACAAAAGGTGTATATCAAGGTGACTTAATGTTTACGAAATCTGATTTAAAAGTGGAGAATATAGATAATGAAAAATACATCACGTTTCACCCAAACACTATTGTTTATGCTGTCCCAGCTCGTTCTGATCTGGCCAATAAAATTCTAAAAGCTAAGATAGGTGTTGTATGGCATACTGCATATGATGGACCAAACTTTGAAACTATGAGAGCTTCATTTGGTCAAAACATCACAAACAAATTCAAAGCATCACCTTCTGTATGGATGGACGATGCAACATATAAAGACTATTCAGGTACAGCAACATTTACTAAAGCTGAAACAGCAAAAGTAACTGCAATCTTATCTGAAGCTGGTAAGTTATTTAAATCAATTGATGCTAGTGTGATTAATTCAATTAGTAATAACCAAGAAATATTATCATTAATTAAAACATATAATAATGCAAAAGTAAGAATTGGTGAAAAGATTACTAATCCTACACAGCACGTTGTTGGTTTATACCACTGGATCCAGGAAAAGTATCATAAAGAAATGAATGCTCGTAAGACTGATAAAGGTAAACAACAGTGGAAAGATAAAATAAATAATATGAATAAGTTCTTTTCTGCTCATAGTCGAGATGCTATAGCAGATGTGTTTAGATTAACTAACTTATTAGTTGATGCTAAGCATATGATTATCAATAAGATGAATCAAGCAGGACATATTAGTACATTCTTAAAAACAAATACTGGATTTAAGGTTACTGGAGTAGAAGGTTTTGTGGCAGTCGATAGATTGTCTGGAGGCGCTGTAAAATTAGTGAATCGTATGGAATTCTCAAAAGCAAACTTCTCTCCAGATATTATTAAGGGATGGGAAAAATGAAAAAATTAATTATACTATTTGTATTCCTAACTGGTTGTAGTACATTTATACCGCCGATCAAACATGATCCTGCACAAGTAGAACAGTACATTGCATTTAAAGATTATTATGAAGACCTTGCATGTAATTCTAGAGAAGAAAATTGGAAGACATGGGAAAAGGCTATGAAGAAGGCTCATAGATTATACCTTTATACTGAATATAGACAAGATCCTCAAACAGAAAATACTAAAGAGATCGATACATCTTTATTCAAAGCCTATAATGGTAGCTTAGGATTCTGTGAAGCAAAGATAGGTTTAATAGGTATTCAAATGGATATCCTAGAAAAAGCATGGAGAGGTAGAGAATAATGTGGGATTACGATATAATTAAAGAGCTTAAGGCTAAAATGGATAGCGATACCATTGAAAGTAAAATCGCAACAGAATTGCATGACATTACAGAGCAATATAATGAAGGTATTCTTACAGGAGAAGAATACAAAGAATTATTATTAGATATTGAAAAGATTAATAAAGCAAATGAACTAGCAGATGATGAAGAAGTATCACGCTGGTTAACAAATACAGTAAAATTATTGATTTCTGTAGTCTAAACTATTATAAATAATAATAGATAATTAATTATATAGATGGGTTAAATGAAGAATTATAGACAATTAGTGCAAGAATTGCCGTCTAAAACCGTTGTATTCGTTTTCGGCAGATTCAATCCACCAACAACTGGTCACGAACTATTATTCAAGATGGTTAAAAAGATAGCCATGCAGAATAAAGCTGATCACGTCATATACGCTTCAAGAACTCAAGACAAGAAAAAGAACCCATTACCAGTAGATCGTAAAATGCATTATCTTAAGATGATGTTTAAGGGTTTTAATTTTGTGGCTGCTAATCCTCAAGAAAGATCATTCATTGAGGCAGCAACTCATCTCAATAAAAAATATAAGAATATCATCATGGTTGCGGGCAGCGACCGTGTTGCAGAATACGAACGTATTCTAAATCGATATAACGGGCAAAACTTTAAGTTTGATACTATTCAGGTCGTTTCTGCGGGGGAGAGGGATCCTGATTCTGACACAGCTTCTGGCATGAGTGCTAGTAAGATGAGACAGTTCGCTGAAAAAGGTAACTTCATGCAATTTAAACGTGGGTTACCAAATTCAGTAAGAGATATAGATGCAAGACTTCTTATGAATGAATTAAGACAGGCAATGGGTCTTGATGCAATTAAAGAAGAAGTTAAGTTTAGTATTGATACTTTAAGAGATAAGTATTTTAAAGGTGAGATCTATCATATTGGTGATATTGTAGAATCAAACGGTAGTCAATATGAGATTATAGATCGTGGTAGTAACTATGTTACTGTTGTAAATGATGAAGGTAAATTATCTCGCAAATGGATACAAGACATTAAAGTTATTGGTAGTTTAGTTGAACAAGATATAAATGTTAATCGACTATCATATAAAGGTTTTGTACCACAAAATATACAAAAGAAAATAAATATAGTAGAATCATTTAAGAAAACATTAAGTGATAAAACTATTACTGATCCTCTTGGTATATTGAATGCATTAAAGTTAACTGATTCATATATGAAAATGAATGAATCAGCATCAGAAGAAGATCTACATAGATGGGATTCTGAACTTGAAAGAGCAAGAGAATCATTAGAAAATATTAACCAATTTCATATACATGAATCTTATTGGAATACATATAGACAGGAACTAAATGCCATGATGGACAAGAAGATAGAAGAAGGCTTAACTAATATTACGATTAAGTCTGCAGACAAAATCAAGGTTGCAAGAATTATTGCAGATATGCTTGGTGTTGAAAATGCAGAGAAGATGTCAAGCCCATCTCAACTAATTAATATGGGTATGAGAAAAGTTAAGAATAAACCTATGAGACCTGAGCTAGCAAATGTATTATCTAAAATGCTTAAACTTGCTGATGATATCGGTGTTAAGTATGATAAAGGTTCATTACCACCAAAATTAAGAGAATCAGTTGAAGTTAAAAAGAACACAGGTAAACCACAAATCAATGACATCTTAA